GTTTCTAAATAATTTTCTTCTCCAGGAACGTTTAAAAACTCTACGCTTGGCGCAGGCAATGTGTCTAAAGAATCGAACCCTGGTGGTTTTAAAATAACACTAATGTCAGTTTCTTTAATACCATCATTTATCCCTGCCGGATCTGGATAGTTTTGAGTTACATTTATTTTTCTAGGAGGATTTTTGTCGTCTGTCCAAAAAAGTAAATCTTCTATTTTGTTTACTCCAGTAATTAAAAACTTAGGATCAAACTTTAATACTTGTTTACTAATAACATGATATGTTATAGCTTGTGATTGTACATTAAAAGAAACAATTAAGTCTAACTTACCGCCTACAACAGGATTGTTTGCGTCATGAATAAACCAATATATAGTTTCTTTTGATCCATCTTGATAAGCTCCAATACATATTGCTGAATTAGATAAGTTTTGACCGCCATAAGCTAATGTAGTTAACTGCGTGTTACCTTTTGAATTTTCTAAAGCACCTATCTCAGTGGTTTCTGTAGATCCTAATCTTACGTTAATTGCATTAACATATTGGCCTGGAGGAACAAGACGTTCATCAACGCTCTTATTCATTTTACCCGCAACAAAATTTGTATTTACTATCGGCATCTTACTTTAACCATTTATCCTGGCCTCTCAAACTCATTAAAAGGCGACCAGGGTGAATATTACTTAATCTAATTTTTGCATTTCTTAACAACGATGACTTATCTTTCCTTGCTCTATTTACAATATATTCTTGTACCCCTAATCTACCATTTAAAAGAGAATATTTTACATAAGCATATAAATATTCTTCAAACAATTTATTAACGCTGATGCTTCCGTCTTCACCATTCTCCATACCATCTGAAACATACTCTACAACAACTGAAGCTCCGTTACCTATAGAGCTAAAATTAATAACTCCTCTTTGTTTGTCTATACTAAACGTTGGATTTGCGTTAGCTGTTTCGGTGTTTAAACCAAATCTTGCTCCTATTCCAAAGTCAAAATACCAACAGCCATCTACATTCCATCCTGATTGATTGTTATATGCGCTACTTTCATTTAAATAAATGGTTTTAGCTCCGCTAGTAAAAGACATGTCTAGTTGTGAAAACTGTGGCTTTAATACATTACCATCTTGATCATATATAATCTTAGCATTATTGTCTTGTAAGTATGTTGATGCCCATCCTGTTTGTATGTTTTCTGTTAAAGGATATAATACGCCATTTAAATATTGTGATATTCTTACCCAGTTTACATAGTCAGAGGGTAATATAAATCTCAAGTTATCATCTAAATCCATTTGTAATACTTTCACTTCTTTCATGGCATCATAATTCAATTCTTGAATTCCTCTTTTAGCGTGAAATAAAACTTGGTATCTATTTAAATTATTAATTAATTCATGATTACCTTGATACATTAACATGAAATTATTTACAATATCATTTAATGAAACGTATTGGTATGATCCCCAATTTTTATCTTGAGGTATTGCTCCTGAATTTGCGTAATATGCGTAGTCATTTATATAAGCCATATCTTACGTTTGTATTTGGTTATTTTGTACTTCTTCTTGTTTACCAAACTGATAAACATCTCCTTCTCTAATCTCTATACCTATATACTGACATATTTTAGCTACAATACCAGGTTCGTCTGAAGAAGGTAATTCAAAGTCTTGATAATCTGCCTGATTAATGTCAAATAATGGCTCACCAGAACTAAGTGTTTGGTACGTCCATTTGGGCGATAAAGGGTATCTAATATATTCAGCAGTTACACTTCCATTGTTTGTTATTGTTGTAGGATAAACCGTGATCGTATTACCTAATTGACCAGTGTTTGCATCACCAATAACTGATGTAGTTGCTCCCCCTAACACATAAGCTGGGAAGCCTGTGGATGGGGCGGTAAGCGGTGAATTGTTTAAATAAAATATTTTGTTTTGATTAACTCTTTCTACTTCAACAATACCTGTTGTATTAAATATACCATAACTATTTCCTATAGTTGCTGCTACTCCAAAAGGCGAGTATGATAATGTAAGTTGAGTTTCACTATCAACACTTATAACAAACGCACTAAATCCTGAGTAGCTTGATGAAGCTGTAGTGTTTACTACTTGTTGTCCTACCTTCACTCCACTAGACACAAATGTAGCTGCTGTATCAGTTAATGTGTTTACGCCTGCCGCAGTGCTTGTTCCTGATGTTATTTGAGTTGGAAAATAGTTTACCTTATTAATTAAATAATAATCGCTAGGTAAATTAAATAAATTAGCTCCTTGTTGAGCTAAACTTCTAGTAACTGAAAAACTATCAATTACCTCAACCAATCCTTTTACAATATCAGCATATCCTGATCCTGAAAGCCTTTGGTTTTCTTTATTAGTCCAAGCATTGTATTGATAAAAATAATCTTCAAACAAATCCATTTGCGCTTGTTGCGCATATAAATTAAAATCTTGCGGAGATATATATCCGTAATTATTTTTATTAGCTATAGCAAGCACGGTATTTCTAACAGAGTTTATCATGTTAAATTCTTTTTACAAATATAGTCAAAAAAAAAGAGGTCACTTTTTTTGTAACCTCTGATTTTTAATAAGTAAAAAAACTTATGTTTGTAATGAAGCAGCTTTTACACCTGTCACAATCGCAGTGATTTTAGAAGGTGGGGTACCAGATGCAGCACTCTTAGGGTATCCTCCTGGAGTGTAAACTGGTTGTTGCCATGAAAGCTGAAGCGATGTTTCTACCGCATCATTTAAGAAATCTTTCCATAAATGAGAATTAGCCACAATTGCATCATGAGTAATTTGTAAAGACTGCACTACATTAGTTTCAGCTGGGACTGTAGCCGAACCGTCAGCAGCAATAGAATATCCTGCTTGTGCAGAAGAAATACTATTGTAGAAAATGTTAACTTGTGTTGTACTTTCTTGTTTAATCTCCACGATTCCGTTCACGGGGATTAGTTTATATCCAGCATCTTGTCCAGTGCCTGATATAAGTAGTTTAATAAATTTTTCCATAGGTAATAATGTTAATGGGTTAATAAAGCACAAAGATACGCTTTCTATTTATCTTTTTTTAAGCGCTTCTTGAGGTACTTATAAGCCTCTAAACCATCGTCACTTTGTAAGTAGGCGCTTATGGAATTGTAAGGATCCTCATTAAAAGGAACGCTCATCATTTTCTTTTTGTTACCAGGCAGGTTATAATAAACATCTCTTCTGTTATTTCTAAACGACAACCAGTTATTATCAATAAACAAATGAACTTCGTTTTGTAATTCTAATAACGGATCGTTTACAATGTCAATTAATTCTTCAGGATTATTTTTAGCATACACTAAAATATCTCTTTTTAATTCCGGTATAGTCATGGAGTTGACCGATGCTCCCATTAAAATTCTACTTACAGAAAGTAATTTTTCTGTTGATAAATTTTTAGCCAAAACTTGTGCGTCTATAGTTAACTCTACTGAAGCTAATTCTTCTGACGCATCTTTTGCGTTGTCTACTTCTTCAAATACCATTCCATTGCCTGGATGATAGTGTAAGAATTGTTGTAATACTTGATTTTCTCTTTGTACAACCAACATACCGTCTTCAAATACAATAGGCTCTAAAATAGCATTACCATCTTGCTCGTCTTCAAATGGAGTTTTTTGGTTTCTTGCATATCTTAAAGGCCTGTTTACACCTTGATCTTCATCAAAGTATAATAAAGGTGATCTGTTTGAATGTCTTGAGGATAGCATATAAGACAAAGGTCTTTCAGATCTTTTAAGTCTATACGCTTTAGTTTTAAGGGGTGTAGTGTTTTTCATTATAATATAATTTAATTTGATTTAATAATAATAAATATTACCCCCGTCTTAACAACGAGGGTAAAATTTATGTAACAATTTAGTCTTGGAATAAGAAGAAGTTGTTTGCACCTAAAGTACATACAGCTCTTTCAGATAGGAAGTTTACTTCCATTGCATCCAAGTCAGAAGTTCTTGCTCCACCAGCTGAACCAGTGATCCAAGTTTTGTATCTTCTGTCTTCAGTTTCTGAAGCTCTATATCTAACATGTAAGAAAGGTCTCTTAGCATTCTTACCTAAGATTTGATCGTATACAGTAGTTGAACCAGCTGGTACTAATAGACCATTGATTGCTCCACCAACAACGTCACCTCTCATTGTAGGATCGTTAAGGTATTTCCAGTCAGACTTATAGAAATCATAACCTCTT